CGCCCATTCCCACATCACCACCAACTCGCAATGCTGTTTGTGGAATTGTCTCGGGTGTGTTTGTACCGCCTATTAAACGCATCAACCCTTTGGCGCCAGCATAACCAGCACCAGCGCCACCAATTGCACCTACAGGACCAAGCGGCGCTCCAGCAAGCCCACCGCCAGCCATCCCCAATGCTTCTACAGTAGGAGCAATAAAGGCGGCTTGTTCAGCGCGGGGTTTAGCCGCAAGAGCCTGACCCATTTCAAAAGGTGCGGACAAGAAATCAAACATCCCTGGTTTAGGTACTTCTCTACGAGGGGTATAAGCACCCATTGTTCCCTCTTGAGTGCTTGCAGTTCGACCCATTGGAATGCCTCCAGTAGGCGCAGCAAATGTTTGCGCCGCAAAAGATTCAACTTGAGCAGGGGTTGCATTATCAGGGCCTTCAAAAACATGAATTGCACCATCAGGGCCTTGAACTCGGTATTTAGTAGCCATTATTAGCTTCCTTTATTCTTTACCAAGATACTTAAATCCACCGGCTCCTTGTGAAGCAGCAGGCGCAGCACCCTCGGCAGTTTTAGATTTACCAAGTAACTTTAGCACTTCTGCATTATTGCCGCCGCCAGACTTGTATTGGTCTGCCAATCCATTGCGCTGACCCTCCATAAGTTGCTGATAACGATTAATTACACTACGCAAAGCAACAGGACCGCTGGCCGCATTAATTGTTTCATCAATTGCTTTTCTATCGCCTAACGCTCCTACACCACCAATAACTGCTTTATTAAGTTCATCTGCAACAATTCTTTTAACTGCGTTAAAGTCAGTTGGTGCAGGAACACTCATTTGCGTTGACACGGCGTTACCAAATTGATTAAACAATTTCATATTGCCATTGTTAAGTGCATCAATTGTGCTATTCAAAATATTTAAATGGTCATTTGCAACATTAATTGATTTTAAAGAACGCGATGGCAAACCTTGGGTAAATGCTATTTCAATACCTTGCTTGGTTTTGTATTGCTGTGCATCGTATGTTGGATCAGCCGCTTGCACAATTTGCATCAATTGAGATGCCCGTGCAGTATTTCCAGAAGGAGGTGCCGCACGATGTTCCAAAATAGCAGTAACTTGACCCGCTATATTTTTTGGCATAACAGCCAATAATTCAGGGCCAGTCAAACCTTTATTAATAGCCTCACCCAATGGGATTTGTTTTCCGCTAATTGTGTCAGCAACAGGTGCAGCAGCAGGTGCAGCAGCAGGACGCGCACCAGTTACGCCACCTACACTTAACCCACCGCCACCACCCATACCCAATGGGAATGCTGCTTGAGCACCAGTTAAATTAAATGGGTCTGCTGTAATGGCACTAAGTGCAAGATGAGCACGACTTGTATTTGCTTGTGTTGTTGCAGCATTAGCTCCTTGCTGCAAAATTGGAATACGCGCCGATTCAAATGGCGTCATTGTTACATCAGCAGCAGAGCCTGGAACAACAGTAGATGGGCCACCCATACCAGGAGTAGCCAATACACGAGCAGTGCCGCCCAAATTTTGTGGCGTCAGCACGGGTTTGTTCATTTCAGCAAACTTTTCTACACCAAGTTTTGATTGATTGAGAAGTTGTTCAAATCCACCAGGTTGCTGCAATGCCTGTTCAATTTGAGCGCGTGCTTTATCAGCAGTCACGCCTCGTGCTTCCAGCATGGGACCAAGAACTGGATCAGCATGATTTGCTTCATGCCAAGCCAAGTAATCTTGAGGCGTTGACACACCCTCAAGCAATCCGCGAGATTGCTTAAGTTTGGCATCAATTAATTCTGATTTTTTAATTTGTGCTTCGGTTTGAGCCTTTTCGTACTCAAATTGATTTTTCAATACAGCCGGAATCTGACTACCAGCACCGCCCGACGCCAAAGCAGACGCAACTTTTTTATAGTCAATTGCTCCGGTTTCAGGATTTGTTGCTGAGGCATAAGCCTGATTCAAAGCATTTGCTTGAATGTCTTGTCGTTGAGCTTGTGCAAGTTGGTATTGCGCCAAAGCATTTTGATTTTGACCAACATTCAACTGCTGCATCTTTGCATATTGAGCAAAGGGATCAATTGGCGCTGGCGGTTGATAGCCCTGTGCGATTAGTGCGTTGAGGTCTGCCATGATTAAACCTTAAGTGTAATTAAAATTAGATACACGCACACCAGAATATGGGTCTACATTTGTGTTGGTAGGAGCCATGTACGTTGGTTGGTTATTAAATGGAGTTCTATTTTGAGCCAACCAATTATTAAAATTTTGTTGATTCATATATGCGCTTGCGGTAGAACCAAGAGTGTTGGCTAATGTATTGGCTTGGCCTAATTGACCGGCACCAATAGCTTGACCGGCAGCCATATAAGCATTTCCAGCATTTGCACCATAATTTCCAGCAGCAGAACCTTGATTAGATGCAGCAGATTGACCAGACGACATTAAATTGCCTAGTGGCTGAAGCTGATTTGTGCGATTTTGCTGATAACGATTGTAGGCATTCTGATATTCTTGCGAGGCAGAATTTTGTGCGTAGTCTTGAATGCCTTTCATGGTCTGACCAGAAATAGCACCGCCACGACCAGCGGCCTGATGCCCAAGTTGCTTCATGCCTTCGCTCAGTCGAAAGGCATAACCTGGGTCTGCTTGATAGTCAGCCATGCTGAAATCCCTGCCATACTTGCCATATTCAGCGGCTCCTGTATTTTTGCTTAAACCAAGCAAGTCCATCAGTCGATTTTGCCCAGTAATACCCGCCTGCCTATAGGGTTCTTGCAGTTTCATCTGCTCATCAAACATTTGCTTTTGAAGATCAGCAGAACGATTTGCTGCATCAGCTTGAGTCTGTGCTGCTTGACCTGCGGCTTTAGACGAGTTAAGAGCAGAGCCAATTCCAAGGCCAAGCATACCGCCAGTGGCTAAAGTTAGGCCACCAACTCCAGCGGCACCCAAGGCTGCGCCGCCTGCTGCAAGTAAGAATGTCATGTTATTTCCTTCACTTTGACTTTATTGCCAACGCCAAACATGGATTCGGGGTCATGTTCCACCAATTCAGCTTCTGCATCTTCCACATTAGTCGATTCTACGCGGTGAAACGTCATACATAAAGCATCTGTTTCGGCGTAAACCGCACGTTTAGTACCTGGCTTGCTACATAACAAATGAGGGCCAGTTACAAGTTGTACCCCATCGTCAGTTGTAATGGCTACAGTGCCACCGGCAACAAGATAGAAATGTTCTTTTTTATGAACTTTCCCGACAATTAGAATCCCCGCCTCACGAAACACCTCGCGGCAATACATTCCTCCATGAAACGTATGCTTTGTAATGGGTTCATATTGCGGCAATTTTAAAAGTTCTGTCTGCAATGCATCAACTTTTGCCCGCATATCTATTTGCAATTCGTTCATGTCACTCCAGTAACAAATTGTTGTTAGATGCTGCTTGCATAATGACCCAATTTGTGCCGTCTGACACCATTGTCGCCCAATTACCCACTACATTCAAGAGAATTGCGGTGCCTGCCGTTGTACTATCAATTGGCACAATGTTGCTAGATGCCGAATTAACCGATTGAGCCTGCATATTCTTGACAGTAATTGATCTGCCGGTCCAAGCAGAAGCGGCAGGAAAGGTCAAAGTTAAGGCTGAACCGGTCTTATTATTGATAATCCAAGTGTCAGTACCCGTGATTGTATAGTCTGCGGTTTTGGTAAGAACTGTAGATAGTGGCACATAGTCCGTGTTGGCTACCGCCGCACTTATGGCCGTCCCATCTCCTTTAATCAAACCAGTAATAGTGGTAGTCAAAGTAATTGCCGGTGTACTTGTGGCCGTAGCCACAGTTCCAGCAAAACCATTGGCAGACACTACAGACACGCTAGTAACTGTTCCCGTGTAGGCTGGTGCAGCCCAAGTAGGTGCGCTACCCGTTGTGGCCGTCAGTATTTGACCCGTAGTTCCCGCTGCGGTAAATGCATACGCTGTACCTGTGCCATAAGCTATGCCATAGGAAGTTGGAGTAGCCGAGCCGTTAGTGCCACCAGAGGCGATTGCAAGCGTTCCAGCCAATGTTACCGCGCCCGTAGTAGCAGTTGCAGGAGTAAGCCCTGTTGAGCCGCCAGAGAACGACAAAACGCCTGTATTGGCAAAGGTTACATTTCCGGTTGGACTTGATACAGAAATGCCCGTTCCGGCAATGGCTGACAGTACGCCTGTATTTGCTATCGTGACATCACCCGTTGCGCTTGACACCGAAATGCCAGTACCAGCAATATTTGACAACACGCCGGTATTGGCTACCGTAATTGTGCCGCTACCATTAGTGACTGATATGCCTGCGCCGTAACCAAGCGTATTTAATGTGTAGCCGGTTCCATTACCAATAAGCAATTGCCCATTGGTTGGGATTGTTCCTAAGCCTGTGCCACCATTAATAACAGGGGTAATTCCAGAACCAGCACCTGTAATTGTGTACAGGTTGTACAAGAACATATACCACTCGCGCCGAATCTTTCCCGTAGTCTCATCAATGAGATCAACACGGGGTGCGGTAATTTGGTTATTGTTCGGTGTAGCCATTACGCATTGGTTGGCGAGATCAGCAGTTCAGCGCCCATAATGGCAATTTTTACGGAGTCAGTACCTGACACTTCGTAAACACGATCACGAATTTTCTGTGTCATGCCTAACCGACGCCAGATTGTGCGGTAACCATATTGTCCAATTGCACCCATTTCGCGCCAATGCTCATTAGACCAAGTGTGGCCGCCATCATCCGACCAGCGCAGCATTGCCTCTGGTGCAGACCCTTGACCGTCATTTAGGCCAACACCAGTTTCGCAATCAAGTTGTAAACTATGCTGCGCGGTGCGCTTGAGGTTGTTTTGGCCGGTAGGCAGCGCGCGCCATGACCTCAGCCATTTCTGGATGCTGCCGTTGTCGGCGTAGACATTTAGGTCAAACGTATAGATGTTGCCATTTTCAAAGTCGCCAACAATAATGTTGCCGCCAAAGTTGCATTGGCAGTTGCTACGGTGACGCATAAACTCGCCATTTTCAAACCCAGCACGTTCGTGCCAGGCTTGGGTGGACACATCGTAAACCCATGTGGCGTTGGCACTTGGAAACGTCAAAACGTAAAACGCATGGCCTTCTTGCTGGTAGGTGTAAGCCAAGGCATCTGAAATATTGCCGTACTGTGCGATAGCGTACTCAATTGCATGGGTAGAAACTCGAAGAGCAGCATAGCCGTTGGCCTTGTAAACAATACCTTGACCACGGGCGTCTGTTCCTAGCCAGAACAGAGTGTTATCGAGCTTGGCAACTGAGAATGCAGCTACACAGCCAATCTCGTTAAAAGCGCCTTGAATGGGCGCTAATGGGAAGTTGGCAAGACCAGCGTTGTACCAAACCTCAGTTGAGTCGGTGCCAAAAACCCAAAGCTGCCGATGATCGGAATTGATTGCAACTACGCCATCGGGTGAACCATCTGCGCTAGAAAAGAACAATGGGTCAAAAACCAGCGGGTAGATGTAATCCCCATTTGCCGGATTAATCGTGTCCACACTCCAGATGCGCTGACTGTCAGGTTCATTAAAAATGAACTGTGTGTCTAAATAAGCCACCGTTACAGCGCCAGGAAAGTTGGGGTCTGTAATTTGATTGAACTCGTTAGTAGGTTCGTAATAGGTGTAGCTTGGACCGCCACACGCAAAAAAGATTACCGCGCCATTATCAGCAATCGACACAGGGCCGGTGCCCAACACATCGCCAATCTTGATGGGTGTATCGGTCAAGCCGGTAAGTTTGTACACCTCAGTACCCGAGACAACGTAAAAGTCGCTGCCATTGGTTTGGTGTGCCCACAGTCCGCGAATGGGGCCGGTGCCTACAGTTTGCTGGAAGTTAAGACCTGGCGCACGATTTAAAAACCCGGCCTCTTTCCCGCCCTCTGGGACAATTTCAGGAAACAGGTTGACCATGCGGTTATCCGCAGCATTGATACTGCGGGCAACATACGATGACCCAAGAATTGGGGTCTTCATTTAGTAATTCCCAGCGTAGATGTTAAATCGCTGACGAGTTGCCACTAGCGAATATGGCATGGACATGATGTCATCTGGGTTGTTGATGCGCTTGAGATTGCGCTTGCTAGTCATAGCAATACGTTGCACTTGCGGACTAGGTTCAACGCCAAACTCAGGTGCAAACTCCATTGCCAAATTGTAGGTAAACGCACGCAGATAACCTGGCGGGAAAAGAATCTCAGTTGCCAAAGTTGCCGGCTGATCTAGTTCCTGCACCGAGATAAAGTGCCATTCCAAGTCCCGTGTGGGCTTGGGATAGACCGTCATCTGAATGCTTGGATACTCCATGTTGATCCACATGACCTGTGGATAAGTAGAAGTAACCGTCTTAACAGCAATGCCATCGTACTGCTGTTGATTGATAAACTTGATGCCAAAGCTAACATTAGTGCCTGGGTCGCGGTAGTAGGTGGCGTCATCCAACAAAATAGGACGAATGCCATCAAAGCCGCCCAAACTAGCGCCATTGGGTCCAAGATGCCGCTGAATCTCACCAGCAGGCCACGTAAATACTTGGTCAATCGTGTTGAATACAGACAGGCGCTCGGTATTCCACGAGTCAATCATCTGGTTTAGGGCAACCAGCGCGTCTTGTGAAGTCTCTGCTGATGGCGTTTCACCTTCGGCCAAGATACCGAGTAGTCGAAGCGCCCTATTTATTTGGTCGTTCGCGGTGTATGTTGCCATATCAGATTTCCTCGGTGATAGCCTTACGTATGTATTTGCGCTTGATGCTTAACGCATTTGTCTCTGGCTCGGAGACTTCAATGGGTTCATCGGGATTGTACCGCGACCAGCCATTTGTTTCATCGTATTCGGCCTCTTGCTCAAGAGTAGCAATTTTTCGACCGTGGACGGGGTGCATTAAATAAATGTTCATACCCAAAAGAGGGGCTGAAGCCCCCCGTTTGTTAGGTGCATTTTACGATGCGCCGTGGATGATTGAGTAATTGATAACTACAGCTTCAGAATATGAAGTAGCAGCAGTCAAGTTACGCAAGGTAATCAGCGCAGAACCAGCAGCCAAATAAGACACGTAAGTGGTGTAAGCCCCAGCAGCGCTACCAGTAGTATTGCTAGAAACATTCACAATCATTGTGTCATTTGCGGAAATCAAGTTGTTGGTCAAAACAAATGATACCGCAGCGCCAGCCGCCAAAGCAGCATTGTTCATTGTGATGCGACCAGCAGACTTGTTCAGAGTTACCCCTGTTGACTTGTCTGTCAATTGCGTCAC